TGTAGTAATAGTTGTGCTTGCAGTTACAATCGTTCCTAAATCCGTGTTCATAAATACCAAGGCCAATGCATACGTCAGATAGATAAGAATATTAGATATATTCAGTAGCCACAATATTTGTTTAGTTGTGGTGAAAACTCTCTTATTCAATTTAATCACCTACTTTTTTAATATCAATTTCAACAATCTTGACGCAACTTCAAAAAATAACCACAATGTTACAGGCTCATTCTTCAAATCCTTCGCTTTCCAAACATTAGTGTTGCTAATAATTCCACTCATTACTAGATTATCAATAGCCTTTTCACCCATAATTTGCTCTGCTGACTTGTTCGATACTTGTACTTCAACTTGTACCGAATGTTCAGTGCTAATTACAGGTTTAACATCAATTGGAACTATCGGAACAATAGGTGTAAGAGGGATAGTTTGTTTAACTTCTTTAACTTCTTCTTTTACATAAGAGCTAAATTCACTAAACATATTTCCGTAGATTTTCTTATAATGTTCTGCTAGCTCATCCGACAAATTACTTCTATCAATGATTAATTTTCCAACATATTGTCCACTAAAAGTTCTTATTCCTAATTCTTCAAACAATGCATATATGTCTTTTTCTAATATTGTTAAACAACCGGCCGACCAAACAAAACTACCATTGGCAGAATCATTTAAACTTCTATAATGCATGTTGATTGCAGCACTAGAACCCATAACTCCACCTCTAATTACAGGAATAGTTTCATTGTTTTTACCTAGCTCTAATGCTTTATATTTACCCATGTGCATTTTTGTGTATACATCAAATACACCCTGAATTGTGCAAGGAATTGGTGATCCACCATTGAATTTTTTAGCTATGTCTTGCGAAATAGAATCAGGTAATGTTGAAGCGTAATTAGTTGTAAAAACTTTCTTTCCTTTAAAATAAACACTAATCCTAGCTCCTAAACGTCCTTTAGGATGATATGTCTTATCTATCGCATTTCCTGCGTAACTCCCAATTCCTTCATAGAAAATTATGCAGATGTCATTTGCTTTGATTATTTCATCGTATTTACTTGCCATTTTGTCACTTCCTATCTATTTGTTAATCACTATCTTATTAACCTAAACTCACCAAGAACTCTGGTATTTTTGAAAGCATAAAAATAACAAATGCTATAGATAAAGCTGTTAGAACTGAAATCTTTATCTTTTCCCAATTGTCTAATTTACGTGTTTTAACTTGTTCGTTTTGAGCTTCTATTTTTTCAATTTTTATGTTCATTCTGTCTTGGTTATCATTGATCTTCACTAAAGTCATGCTAATGTCCGACATTGCTTTAGCCTGTTGTTCCATCGCTAGAGACTGCTTTTCATTCGAGATTATTTGTTGTTTTAATAGTACTTCCATTACTGGGTATTCTTTAATCGTTGAATCTATTTTTTCTACTTTGTCCTCTAAGTTTTTCATCCTTAGACTACATACTTGATTAACTTCATGTTCCATTTCACCCATCCTCAACTTTCTTATATCCCATTTATTGTATTGTTGTCTTATTATTGTCTGATTTTTTGCATAAAAAAGACAGTTATTAGTGTCAATTAAGTCTAACAACTGTCTCTTTTATTGTGTTTTGATATAGTCAAATCTTGCTATTTATTGGTTGTAGTTCTTGCCATTATTGTATGAGTTACTTCGCAATAATAACCTATTAGGAACTTAGCTAAATGTAAAATATTTTGAATCACCTTTTATTATACTTGTCTTAAAAGGCATATTTGATTCATATTCTTTACATTGTTTAGTTAATACGCTTGAGCCTGTGAATATAACTCTGTTTTCATTATTTAGTTCAATTTGCAACTTTAAACAATCATCTTCTGGCTTAAATTTACTTTTTAAAATCTCAAATCCAACAACAATTATTTCTTTGTTCAATACTTCTTCTATTTTTATCTTAACACCCTCTGCGTGATGTTTTTGTGCAAAATCCTTGAAGTTATTCATTATGTCCACCTCATCTAGTTGATTGTCTACCTTAAGAAATTATCAAATAATATTATGATTGGTGCAATTACAATCATCCAAATCAAGTAAAACGTCAAGCACACTTGACCTCCTATATTAAATTTTAATTTCCTATAATCACATATGGTGTAATTTTTGTTAACAATTTTACCAACAAAATATTCCACAATAGTTATGACCATTGCGATTACGAAGCAATTTAGCGCAAACGGAATATTTAACCACTCGTCAAAACTTCCGCAAATTACGAATAGTAATCCTCCGACAATTCCCATGCTTCTGTGGCTTGTGTTGTCAAGACTGACCTCAATTCCCATATAAATAAGCCCACCAATTAAAAATCTAAGAAGAACACTCACTTAATATCGCCAACCTTTCAGAGTTAAACTGGTTGATATTGTCTTCAACATGTTTCTTCAAGTCTGTAGCAAGCTTGATTATTTGATTATATTCAAACTTGTAGCAAGATAATTCTCCAGTAGCCTTCCAGTGCGTTTCTTCTGTGGTTAATTTATTCAAGCCTAACATAGCGGTAATTGTTAATCCTTGAATTGTCGCTTGGTCTGTTAATTCAGCATCAAAATGTTTAACAACACCCAAGCAATCACTGTCAAAACCATCAAGTATTTTTTTATTGCATTCCTTTGATGCTTGTCTGATTAACGCTTCTGCCTTTTGTTGTTTGCCGAGTAGAAATAAATTTTCAAAATTTTCAGCGATAAACCGAGTTATATTGTCACGCTCTTGAATCTTGACTGTAATCTCATCGTATTCAAAAAATACTTGTTCTGAACCATCGTTATTGACTTCCTTTTCTTGACTAACGTTCTTTGTTAGGTTAATTGTTCTTATTCCATTTTTAAACCCTCTTATCCAGATTGCATCTGGCACTACTGTCGACCTTGCTTTCATTCAAGTCACCTTCCTTAATATCATGTATTTTTGTTTTAAATTATATGAATTACACCATTTTAGCCAACCATTATACGAGGCTATGCTTCTTTTTGATTTATCAGATGAAATATTTAATTTTTTAATATCCAACATTTTTCGTTTATATTTCTTGCTGATGCTTTTTCTTAATAAAATGAAATTTCTAAATACTCTATATCCAACAAAATCAATACCTCTTTTCTCAATTGGAAATATTTGATAATTGCTTTTTGCAGATAGTTTTATTCCATCTAGATATTTAAATATTTCATCTTTGATAAAATGCAACTCTTCCTTACTTTTTCCTAAGACAACAATATCGTCCATGTATCTATAATAATGTTTAACTTTTAGCGTTTCTTTTACCCATCTATCAAATGCTGTAAGATATAGATTAGCCGACCACTGACTTAGGTAATTTCCAATAGGTATGCCTGTGTCTTCTGACATTTCTACACTATCTATAATTTCATAAATCAACCAAAGTAAATCATTGTCTTTGAAAATTTTTGAATACTCTTGTTTTAATATTGTATGATTTATAGATGGATAGTACTTCTTGATATCCATTTTGAAACAATATTGCAATTCTTCATCACATCGCAATTCCTTAGTTAGTTTATTTAAACATTTGTGGATTCCTCTATTTGGTATAGCAGAATAAGTATCTTCCGAAAGTCGTCTCAACAAATAAGGTTCTATGACTTGCAACAAAGCCCATTGAGCAATTCTGTCTGGATAGTAATGCAGCTTATAAATAATTCTTGTCTTTGTGTATTCGCAACGCTCAAATATGTCGTAATCGCTTGTGATGTAGGTCTTATTTTTCAATGATAACTGCAATTCTTTTAGTAACTCATCTTCGTTATTGTCAACGTGGAGTACTTCTTTATAATGAGATTTACCTCTTTTAGCATGTTTATGGGCAAGCTTCAAGTTGTCTAAGTCATAAACCTTTTCGTACAAATTTCCAAATCTTTTCATATTGTGTGTCTCCTTAATCAGAGTTTTCGAGATTTAACCTACCAACACCAATTATTATTATTTTTGTGTTTTGCCAAGAGGCAAGGCAACATAAAGCTTTTCTGTTAAACACATTGCGTGAGCTGATATTCCGATTCCGATTGCCTGACGAATTATTGAGATTCCAATACTGAGTCCCTGCATTCGTCCCATTATTCCAATTACTGCCTAAATGAGCTACGTGAACACGTATATGTTGCCTATGTTTTTATACGACCAATTTACGCCACACAGCGCGAGCCGACATTCCGACTCCGATAGCCCGACGAATTATCGAGAACCCAAAACCGAGCCCCCGCAAACGCCCCATGATCCCAATAACCGCCCAAAAGAGCCACGCGAACACTTGTTGAGCGATATATGTAATCGCCTATTTTTGTGCTAGACGACCCTGTCGTCTGCTTTGGAAAACTCGTGTAATTGTTCGTGGTGTTCACCACGAGGTTAGAAACATATCCATTTGCACTCGCCATAGGCTCTCCGATATATTGGTAATCTCCTGTGAATATATCATCAATAAAACCGCTATTTTTTCTACTTACAAAAACACTAGAGTCCGTTACATTTACACCATCGACCCATTTCCAGATATTGCCCCAGAAATTTTCAATGCCGCCATATCTAACAGAGCGTTGACCGTTATTTAGTACCCATCCACTACCGTTGCCAAGAGCCGATGTATCACCTGTTACTATTGCCATATTAGTCGAACCGTCATCAGTTAAACTGACTACGCCTTGACCTACACGCTCTTGAGATTTGTAATCGCCTATCTCAATTAACATCATCATTTGTATTGCTGCTACAGCATTATTGTGCTGTTGTTGCCATCTCGTGCCTCTGTTGTTAGCCAATTTTCTAGCATTTGAACGAGTCAAGTTTTGAGTATGACCACTAATCGGTTTTGCTCCGGCAATTGAACTAAGTTTATCTCCTGTGCCTACTGTAAAGTCTGCAACTTGTGCATCATTCAAAATATAAGCACTTGCCGAAGAATCCCACAAACAACCTTCGTATGTGCTAAAATATCTTTTAACAGGCAAGCCTGTCACATCGTCAACAAACCAAGGGTGCAAAGCCCATCCTGTATCAGTTTTAACGGTAGGAGATATTAACGTTATGATTTCATTATCTTCTACATAGCTTTTATACCAAAAAGGCACATGCTCTGTCATGACCTGTCCGTTTGTACCATTTTCAACATAGTTACCATCGCCAAAATAGGCGTTAACTGTTACCCCATCGTCTGCCAAATTACAAACTCTACGTTGAGAGTATGGAGCGATTACTTCGAAATCATTAACTGCACCATTAACTCCAAATGTTTTATTGATAGCTTGACCTAATCTGCTGTAAGTATCTGATGTCGGATTCCAACCAATTCCGAGCACATCAAAATCGTTTAAATTTGTAACTTGTTTCGCCATTTGTTCCGTTTGCGCAAGTGCATTTCCTGCCATTCCTCTTGCTATAATATCTTGTCCCATAATTATGCCTCCTATCTTGACATGATTGTTTTAGCTTGAACGGTAATATTTCCACCACTCACAGCAGACAATCTTGTCCTGAATTCTTTTAATGCTGAAATGTCAGTTGTGTATAATTTGTTCTTTGTAGATGTGCTTGTTGAAACTGCAAAAGTTGCTAGATCGATCATTGCTACAGGAAACCACGTTGAACCGTCAATAGTCCCTTCGAAGATTAAATTAAAAGAAGTGGCCGTGCCTATTACACTAATTGTTACGGTATCTTCTCCACCTACAGAAATGGTGCCACCGTCTGAAACTACAGTCGTAAGATTGTGTAAATTTTTATCTAATTGCTTTGTATTCATTTTATTCCTCCTGTTTTGTATGTATTTTGAGTTGTTTCATGTTGAAAAGTGTGGATAAAGCCTCATAGAATCTAGCTTTACGTAAAATATTATATAATCTTACGTAGATTTTTGATAATTGTAATATATTATAAAATTATACACAAAAAGAGCCATTTTCAGCTCTCTTTATGCGTAATATATTATAAGTTTTTGCCATTTTGCAGTAAAATAGTGTAAGTTTTCACCACTAAAATTTGTATTTTAATAGTGTTTAAGTTAAATTAAGAACTACCGAACCTGTTTGGCTGACAATATTTATTCTACTCAATGCTCCGCTAATTTTTACTTTAAGAATTAGATCTGTATTGTTTATCAATGTTAAATTAACACCAGATAAATCACCGCTATCAATAATACTCTCTGAATAAACAAATAACTCAATGTCCGTAGTTGGTTCAAAATCTATTGATATGTAATTAGATGGATACATTTGATTATCAACCTTGTATTTAACTTTATAGACTTCACCAACTTGTTCAAAAACGTATTCCATATTTAAAAAGCTGTTTGAATCTCTGTATATGTATGAGTCACCGATAGTGTCATTGTTTCTATACATTACACATGTACTTCTATCTGCATATATCGAGGATACATTAGCGTAAAAGCCCTCCACCAATACAATTTGACGAGCGAATAACAGCGTCGCCACTATTGTCAAGCTTCATGGTGCAGTTAATATATTTATTAACATATGGCTCTATGTCTGAATCTCGCTCATCATGTATAATATAACGAACATGGCTTCCTTCAATATTTGCATTTTCAAGCGTAAATCCATATGCACCAGCGTCTAAAACAATAACTATAACGTTACTCATTTTCTCCACCTTCTAACGTTTTGCTTCCTTTTTTCTTAATAGTTCGATAGCTTGGGTAATAATTTGAGGAATAGGCACTCCCATGAGTCCAGAGTTTTCAATTATTGATATAGCTTCATTCACGCAAAATGCAATTACTACAGCATTACGTATAAAATCTTTTAAATTTAGCATTATATCAAGTCTTACTGCCACAAGTATAATTAAAAGTGTAACACCTTTTTTACAAAGCCCTCTAAATCCTGCTTTGCTTTCAAGTGCTCCTGATTCAGTCTTTGTTGACCGTTTAAATACTCCTGCTACAAGCAATCCTGTAATATAATCAATTGCCATGAAAATTAGTAGTGTCTGCAAGCCTGAATCCCACCCCCCCCTAACGCTGTCGCTACTCCACTTCCAAGTAATCCTAAAAAGCTTAAAACTGATAATTTAAATTGCATGTATATTCCTCCTATTTTATTATTTAGACATAGTTTATTGTTATTAATCCTGTTTGAGATACGATGTTAAATCTTGGTGTGCTATCTTCGTTGTAAATATCAATAATAAATTCTTTATCACTTGTATTTATTATTGTAACATTGGATCCAGATAAATCTGTAGAGTCTATTCTTCCTTCGACATATACTTGCATTTTTATATCGTTAGTAAAATATATTTTTTCAGAAACATAATTTACAGGATATGATTCATTTTCATTTTTGTATTTGATTAAATAATCGCTGCCAGATTGTTCTAAAACTATTTCTATTTCAACATTTCTATTTGCATCTTGATATATATAAGAATCTCCAATGGTGTCATATTCCAAGTATGCAATGGTAGTTGATCTATCTGCGTATATTGATGATAATGATAAATGTAAAAAATAGTCATATGCAACAATTAAAGATGGGTTTAATGCAAATCCAGTTATTAATCCTCTGTTAAAGTCAGCATATTCACCATCATTAAATGGTCCATTGCTTGCAGGAGATCTTGTGGATATGTTAAAACCATGTGTTAAAGTCAATCCAACGATGAATCCATTGTTAAAAAGCGAATATATAAGTGGTACTGATTCATAGTCACCTGTTCTTGACCAACTACCATTAATATATTCGTATGTACCTTCTGCTTTGTTTGCATTATAATATGCAGTTAAAAAGCCAAGATTTGAACCAAACGTATAAGTTATAGGTGTAGTAAAACTTGTTAAGTTACCAGGTATTTGTATTTTAACTATGGGGCAATTTTGAAAAGCTGCACTTGCAATAGATGTTACTTGTAAAGGTATTTTTAATGCAGTCAACGTGCTATTATTTTTAAATGCAGCAGGTATTGTTGTTATTGTGCTGCTAAATTGTATTGATGTAAGACCAGCATTATAAAAACAATCTATGCCAAAATTAATTAATGAATTAGGTAATGTTAATATACCAATTTCATTGTTTGCAAAAGCTCTATACCCAAGCGTTACTAATCCTTCGTTTAATGTCAATCCAGATATGCTTGAATTGTAAAAGCCTTGTGATTCAATTGTTACTATATTGCTTGGTATAACTAGGTTATTAAAGTTGTTTCCAGTAAAACAATTTGAATAAATAATTGGTACTCCAGTACCTATTGTTAAATTAACAATATGTGAATTAGCAAAACAACCATTACCATCTGGACAATATAAATATGCAATATTGTCTGGTATGACTACAGTTTCAAGATTGTTTCCAGCAAATGCACCTGAATAAATTGCAACTAAACCAGAAGGAAAAACAACACTAGTTAATCCTTTTGATACAAAAGCATTTGTTTCAATAAAATAAACAGTTCTATTGTTCAGCATTTCTGGTATAACTACATCTAATCCGCCTGCAACATTATATCCAGTAATGGCAGCAAGTGTTGCGTTAATACTATACCTAGTAAAATAAATGTCAGGAGTAGCCATTAATTAACACCTCTATTCATACGTTATTGTAGTTGTTCTTGTTCCTGTTGTTATAGATGTTATTCTGCCTTGTGTATCTTTTTCTACCGTTGAAGTATATTCAACTCCATCATATGTTGCAATAAATCCATCGTCTGAAATTACAAGTGATTCTAATATTGGAATCGTTGCACTTCCACCGCCACCTGAAATATCAGGTATAGTAGTTATACCTTGGTCATTAAGTGATACTCTTCTCAAATCTCCTGTTGGGCTATAGTAGTCAAGGTTCAAGCTTGTGGAATTTTTATAAACGAAACCCTGTCCATTTTTCGTTAGTGGATCGTTATCCGTTCCAACTCCAAATATAAATATTGGATAAGCTGCATTCCCTTCACCTTCAAAACCAATTTTAAGTTTTTCATATTGGGCATATTGATATTCAACAACAGGGAAGTCAGTTTCTAAATTAGAGATTACAGGCTTGACTTTCCAATAAGCTTGTTGTCCACCAATTAAGTAAGGTGTCATTTTGGGAATGTAGTATTGTTCGTCTTCCATGAAATCAGGTGTAGTTATTGTCACTAATGTTGGTGTTGAACTCGTAGTTAATGTATTTTCATCCACATAAAACAGTTTTAAAATCCCTGTTTTATCTTGCACATAAGCTGGGTAGTCATTGGGTGTAATTGTCATGCTATCATCAATTTCTTCTGCATGTTTATACCATAATGGACTTCCATTTATTGATTTGCTCTGAATAGGTCTAGTTGGATATGCTGTCTGAGTAGTTGTCTTTGTAGTCATTGAAGAGTTAGTCCAATACAAACGCTGACCTGTAATATAAGACATTCTTTTATCAAATAGATCAATGAAATTAGTTGTCTCTTTATTATTGTCAGTATCCTTTGTTCTTACGTGTTCAACAATCAATCCCTCAACAATACCTTCAGGAGCAGTAAAGAAGTTACTAATATCTAATGTACCATCTTGTATAGCTAAACCATTAATACCATCTGCTGTGATTGCAAGTCTTGAAGTTATAAATCCATCAACAGAGAAAGCAATTACATTACTAAATATTCTAAGTTGTTTAGGTTTATACTCGACAAAATTACCTTCACCATCAACGATTTTCTCTCTAAGCCATATTCCACGCTCATCAATAATTACTTCTTGAACTCCATATGTTGCTATAATCCTTTGATTAGAAGCACTAAAATCTCTACTCATGTAAGAACTAATAGCGTCAGCAGCTTCACCATAAGCGTTATATCCATCACGTTCAATGTCTAAAGTTACTTTCGTGTTGTATGTCTTTTGTATCATATCTGCCAAACTATAAGTATTATCATCAATATTATAGGCATTTGACAACGTAAGCGTTAATGAGTTCGATGATTCTTGATGATTGTATTGCATAATTCTAGCATCCAGGAAGGAACCTTCTTGGTATTCGATTTTTACTATATAACCTAATTTCAAATCATCTCTATTGTGTTGATATTCTTTAAGTTTCAAAAAGTCAATTAAAGATATTTCCAATGTAAATCTAGGTTG